GAGAGAACACGGCATTGAGTCCCGTCGCCGAGGACAGGGTGCCAGTCCCTCCCGTACATCCTGTGAAGGCCAGACTCGGCGTGGTCTGGACTCCCGTATAACTCACTACCGTGTAGGTGGTCAGGCCGGTCTGCACAGCGAACGTGGGGTGCTGGACGGTCGGATCATTGTTCGTCCCTGGATCGAAGCCGGTCAGCGAGTTCACAAAGATCGTGGGCTGGGGGAGAACAGCCCCGTTGCTCCCCGAGGCCACCGTGGTGTTGCCCACCCAGACGGGGAAGTTGCGGAACATGATGTCCAGGGTGTTGCGGCCGCTGTAATACTCCGTGAAGGAGCGCAGCTCGATGTTCCGCTTCAGGTACGACTCGATGCAAATGCTCGCCGCCCCGATCAGCTGGTTGAGCCACGGGGTCGGCGCAATAGCCGGGTTGAGGATACCAGGCATACTCTGCACGTATTCCACAGTCGTGAGCAAGTTACTTGCCCTTGTGCTCGGGGGACAGACGCAGGTCGAGGCGATGTATCAGCTGGGCGATCTGATCATTGCCATACTCCTGTTGCTCCGCTGTCCAGGTGCGATCCACAAGGCCGCAGCGGGCACTTCCCAGGTAACTGCGAATGTAGATCAGTACCTTGTCCTTTTCTTCGACCGTCAGCACAGCATGCTCCTTTGAAGAGGGGACAACTGTCCCCGGCAGTTCTACGGTCAGCAGCCGCCCCGGCCACCACCACGAAAGAAGCCGGAACCCCCGCGCAGGACGCCGCCCCGGTTGACCTGGATACGCAGGAATACTCCTCCCGGCGCAAAGCCTTCGTACCCCGGTCGGGGCTCGTAAGGACTGCGGCCATGGAAACCATTGCCATTCTCGATCAGGGTCGGCGGCGACTGCTGGATGAAGATCGGCCCTGGCTGGATCATGATTGGATTCGGCTGGAATGCCACCGGCGGCGGTTGAAAGCCAATGATGTTTTGAGCCTGTGCGGACCCCGTACTGACCAGGAGGGCGAGAATCACCAGGAGAACCGGCACAAGGTACCTAGCGAACGGCGTCAGGGTCTGCTGGACGAGATCCCAGATGTAGGCGGCGCTGTAAGAGGGTACATCATGCCAGGGCACCGTGACCGGCCCAAAGAAGGGTTTGGGGTTCTTGTGCTTGTTGCCCTGCTTGTCGGAAAGTTCCATGAGCGTCCCTTCCAGAGTCAGAGTCTTGATGCGCGGTGAAGTTTCCGGTTGTCGGGGAGGCGGATTGGAGTTGATGTACGGTCCTAGGCTGAACATCGCCGCCTCCAGAGCCAGGACATCCGCATCGGGGATGTCCGTGTAGTTGATCGTCCGCTTGCTCCCCGGCTCCCCTGTCAGGGAGATCTGACAGGCGAACAATTTCCCGGCCAGGGTGGGCGGGGCCGGAGGAGGTTTGGCGCCAGGAGTGGGTTTGGTAACCATGGACCCTTCCTTTTAGTGTGAGGAATTCTTCCAGGAGTAAAAAGGGGACTCACCGCCCTGAGCCACAAGGAGAGAGCCGAGAAGACCCAGAGTTCTGGTGAGCCCCCTAGTCATCGTCACGATAGTTCTCCTCCGACCAGATCCAGACCCACAGAACGACCACGAAGAGCAGGATCAGGCCAGTTTCCATTTTCAACAGGAACAGGAACCAGGGCGTCAAGGTTTCTCAGTCTCGACGATTTTCAATTGCCAGGTTTTGTCCACGGTGACAGCGGCTCCCGAAGGCGGGGTCGCCGGGGCGCCAGGAATCGTCCGTAGGGAGCCAACCCCCCAGCCGACCCCGACGCCCGCGGCGATCAGTCCGACCACTGCGGCTACCTTCACCCAGGTCGGCCAGTCCTTGGTCACGACCACCGGAATGGCCATGGGAGGACTGGGGGGAGAAGGTGCCGTGGCGGTCGTCGTCGGCACGGGAGAAACGGGTGGTGGTTGGGTGGCGGCAGGGGCTCCTGTGGTGCAAGGGTCGGGTGGACGATTCGGCAAATCAGGAGGACTGGGCGTAGGCTCCGCCGGCGGCGTTACCGGAACATTAACAATGGTGTTCACCGTACTGCCCGGGAAGGTACTTACGTACTCCTTCGGGTCGAGGCCGTAACCCAAGGCGGCGGCGGCGCGGCCGATGGCCTGACTCTCGTTGGTATGGTGCGCGAACAAGGTGTACATCCAGTCCAGGACACGTTTCCGCAAATCCGCCGGCAAGGCTTCCGAGTCAAGCCGACGGAAGAGGGTCGTGTCGGCCATGTCACTTCTTACCCCCCTCCGGCGCTGGTGGAGCATAGCCCCTTACCAGCGCCTTGACGGCTTTCTTCAGTTCCGCGTTGCTGTTGAGAACTCGTAACAGCTCCAGGTCATCGAGGGCGATCGGACTCGCGGTCCCTGGTAACGAGGCAGGGCCCATCAGGAGGCGATTGGCCTCGGCGAACTTAAGGGCTTCCGCATCGAGCTGGGCCTTCATGCGGACCTGCTGGGCCATCATCTGCTTGGCCACGAAGTCGTGCAACTGCCTGGCGAACGTATCCGTATCCAGGGGTTCCTCGGCCATGATTCACCCCTTTCGTTGCAGGGCTTCATTGGCGAAGAACCATACCTCTCGAAGCTTGTAGAGGCCAAGGGTGCGCTCCGCCGAGTCGGGACAGTATTGCACCAGGGTGCGTGCCAGCTGCAGACAACTGGCACGCACGGCGGCGTAACGTGGAGGGTCGCCCTCCCCTGGAGGAACCCAGTCGAACCAGGTATTGACATCGCCCGGCACGGGTCACTCCTTACTGCGGCGTCGGCTTGAAACCGCTGCTCACCCAGGGCGGCACGATCCAGGGTTGGCTGGTCGGGGCATGCGAAGCGGTAGCGAAATCCATGAACGTCCCTGGATCGCCGGCCCTCATGAGCATGGCCGCCATCGACACCTGGAGAGCACGGTTGTCGTATTGTTGTCCGTCGCTCTGGCGACCGATGCGCAGCATCTGTTCGTCTTGCTGTTGCCGCAACGCTGCGGCCATTCCGGCCGTGAACTGCGCGACTAACTGTATCTGTTACCTCCGCTTACGCGGCGGGTTGGTCGTTTCCGCCAACCTCTGCATGTCGCCATGCAGCACGGACTATATCATCACCCCTGTGGGGTGCCCGGCGTGTAGTCTCTGAGGGGTCACGAAGACTTCCCTGCTGATTGCCCGCACCTGAAGGATTGTCACTGCCTTGCGGCGAGTACCCCAGGATTCTCGGGGTTTCCAGCATACAGCCAGGTTTGCAACGGATTGTTGCCAATCCGTGGACCTGTCACCAAGTCGGGTCCATTGTCTTGTTCCTTTCAAGTGAGATGTTTCCACTTTTGGCAAGTGCCTACTTTCTTGACATAGTTGCGTGAGACGCCGAACCGATCAGCAATCTCTTGCAACGTGAAAGCCCGTGGGTGTTGATAAAGCAGACGAATCTGCTGGACATCCTCCTTGGTCAGTTTGCTGTTGTAATGTCTCTCTCCCTGACTGACACGTTTCAAACGAACGTTGTCCTCATGATTGCTGCGGTGGGTGTCCCAACGCAGGTTTTCCAGCCGGTTGTTCTGAGCATTGCCATCGTAGTGACAGCACTCTGTCCCTGGTGGTGGTTCTCCAACAAAAGCATAGAGAATCAGTCTGCCAATCTGCTCTCTCTGGCATCGTCCTCCCTGGCGCAGACAGATGTACACATCTCCTGTCTTGCGCAGGTAACCTTTCATTTGATGCCATCGATTCACATAGGGCTTGGCACTCGTTCTGCCGACCTTGCGACAACTCCACACGCTGCCATCGCTGCCCACACAGTACCCCGGCCATCCGGGCAAATGCCTGTACTCGACGCCTTCTGTCTTCGGTAGACTGATCGCAGACATGCCAATCTCCCTTTCAGGTTGGCTGTTCAGAGTCCGGCAACAGAACCACCTGTTTCCGGACTCGTTCTTTCTAGCAAATCTCCTTCACTTGGCGGTAATGGGCGTTGCGGTTGAACTCATAATCGGGTCGGCGATCCACTCGACCACAATGCCGATGGGCGTGACGCCCACCGAGGTGTAGTCGGGAATACGCGGCACCAGGCCGGTCAGGACCTCGGCCAGAGTCTGGGCGTTGAACGGGTTCAGGGAGGATGGCATCAGCACGCTCTTGCCATCGCTGCCCCGGAATTTGAAATAAACATTCCATCTCATGGCTATTTCTTCACGGGTGTCAGCTGGAGTTTCAAGGTGCCGCCCAGGGTGATGGTTTGCGTCTGCACGACCGTGCCCTGGTCGTCAATGATCTGGACCGTGAAGCCCAGTTTGATCAATTCCGCCCGAAGAGCAGCCAGGTCGGCAGGGGCTCCGGCGGGTCCAGGATCCCCCTTGAGACCGGCGGCGCCAGGATCCCCTTTCGGTCCAGCAGGTCCGGCCGGTCCCATGTCACCAGGAACGCCCCTCTCTCCCCTGGCACCGGCCGGACCTGGCGGACCGGCAGGACCCGGTGTCGCCATGACCTTGTCGATCTTCGCGGATAGCACCTGCAACTGCGAGACGAAGGCCGCTGGATCGCAGGCCGGTCCCGGAGGACCCTGGGGTCCGGGAGGACCCTGGGGTCCCGGAGGACCAACGAGTCCAGGGTCTCCCTTCTCCCCCTTCGGCCCCGGCGTGCGCGCCAGCGTGTCCAACTTCTGGTTGATGGCATTGATCTGGGCCAGGATTTCCGTGCAGGAGTTGCCACTCTGCAGCGGACCGGGGGAAGGCGGGGCAGGTGCTGGAGCGGCAGGGACCGTCTGGGGAGGTCCGGATACCACGGGTGCTGGCGTGGCGGGTACCGGTGGCTGGTAGTTCACGGGTGGCGGGTAACTCGGGAAAATATTACCACCAGGGACGGGAGGAGAAGACGGAATGGGCATGGCCGGTCCGGACACGATGATGTCAATCGGCGCATTGGCTCCTCGACCCCGGAAACACTCCTCGACGAAACGCCGGCAATCGACGTAGGTGCAGGCCAGCGTGGACGACCCGTCCCCACCCCACAAGACTCCAGTCAGCCGACCATGACTGTCAAAGATGCCACCTCCAGAATCTCCCGAGGAGCAGCGCAGGTTGATTTCGTTGCTTTTCCCCCAGCCCACCTGGACGGTGTGGGCCATCGGTCCCGAGCGATCCTGCTGCCGCCGGCCGATATTCCCGGGATAGCCAATCTTCCAGACCGTCGTGCCCGCCGCCGCTACCTTGTCGGCCAGGGGCACAAAGGGCTGACTCGCCGCTTCGGGACAGTCAAGGATGGCCAGATCGGAATAGCGACAGACGGCGTGGACCTTGCCACTGAAACTCTTGCGATCAGGGAAATCCACCGAGACACGGTAGCCTTCCCGACCACCCACATGCCGATTCGTCAGGATTAGTCCTTGACCCAGGTGCGTTCCCGACCCTCCGGAGATGGCGTTGCCCTCATAGACACTGACTCGTACCGAGGCCGCCAGCGCTCGCGCCGGAGCCGTCATGGGTCCGACAGGCTGTCGCCCTGGAGCGTTGGGAGCACCGGGGGTACTGGGAGGATAACCAGGAGAAGGACACTGAGCGGAGACTGTCCAGGCAGTGCCACCAGCTAACCAGATTGTCAGCAAGAGTTTTTTCATGGCGGGACTCTTGAGTTTCAGGGAGTTTTTTCTTCCCACTGTTCGAGCGTTTCCTTGAATCCTAACTTCTGGAGGGCGTACTGCATGTAGTGGCCGTTCTTCTGAATGTCCTCCGTGAGCTTGAGCAACTGGCGGGTGCGCTCGTCAAAGCGTGCCTGATCCACGCGCCGCTGCTCCGCCTGCTCCTCACGAAACGACTTGATGACATTGTCCAGACTCTGCTGAAAACTCGTTTGCATCCCCGGAATCGTCGTCTCGAGCATCTTGCGAACGATCCAGACGACCAGTCCAATCAGCGTCGTAAAAGCCGCCACCAGCGCCGCAGCGGCGGTGAGCCGAGCCCCATTGTCATTGCCATCGCTCAGGAGGAAGGACATCCTCTCATCCCCCGGAGGGTGGTGCCACCGTCACGCTGCGGCGCTCGTCTTCCAGTTGGGCCAGCCGCTGCTTCATGGCCTCGATCTCCTTGATCGGATCCGTCGAACGCATGGCGGCACGGCGCTGGGCCTCCAGGCGTTCGGCGTCCGCGGCGCGCTTCCACTGCTCGTCACGCAGCTGCTGCACCTTGCGATTCTCCAGAATCCGCCGCGTGGCCTCGGCCGCTCTCCTCTCCTGTTCCTGCTGCGGTCGCCGGTACAACTGCGTCAGAGCCAGCACGTCCGCCACGGCGTAAAAGTCCTGCGGGTGGTAATTGCCATCGGGTCGCAGCACCGCCTCGCCCAGGATCAGGCAGGCCACGTCCACGTCCCGGAACCAGTCCTCCTCGGCCAGAGCCTGGGTCCAGACCGACTCCTCGCGGGCCAGGGCCGTGCGCGGCAGCAGCACCAGCAACTGGGCATTCATGGCATAGTGGTAGGGCGGCCACAACCTGCGCAGACGCACGTCGTCCAGATAAGGCTCGGTGGCAAAGAGCGAATCCTTCTTCATTTCTTGCCCTCGGCGGGCTTCGTGGCCATCTCCTCGAGGGCCTCCAGTTCCTTGCGCTTGTGGGCAATTTGCAACTGAATGCCTTCTGGGGTCGTATCGCGTTCCGTCTGGATGGCCACGGCCTCATCGAGGGAATACCCCCAGGGCACGGGCGGTGCATGCCACTGCATGAGCACCTCGGAGGTGCCATCCCGCCCATCGAGCGTCTTGGTGATCTTCAGTTCGGGCTTGCGCTCGTGGACCAGCTGGTCATACCAGGAGGCATGAATACCATCCGAGTGCAGGACCTTCTGCCAGCTCCTGGACAGCAGATAGGCCTCCGCCGTCTTCTCCCAGGGCGACTGGTGATCCGAGCGCACTCCCGGCGGCGGCAGCAGGGTCGGCCGCATAGGCGGGGTCGCCACTGCCGATCCCGTACTGGCTGAAGCCGCTGGTTCTTTCGCCATGACCTTTACTCCTGGAAAGCCGGTTGTGCCATCAGCGACTCCTGCAGAACCGGAGACAGCCGAATGACCAGCAGGGAATCCGCCTTGTCCACGCGCTCGAAACCGTTGTCCAGGAGTTCGTTGACCACTTCCCTGACGCCGGCATCGTTGGCGAAACGGCTGTCGTAATCATGGAAGGCGATCAGCCCCTCGGGCTTCAGAACGCGCAGAACGGTCTGAACATCCGTGGCCACGTTGCCGGCGTCGTGCGAGCCGTCGATAAAGGCAAAGTCGAAGAGCCGCGGACAGTCGTGCAGCGCATCGATCGAGGCGCAGCGGTGGATGGTGACCTTCTTCGCCACCTCGTAACGGCGCAGTGCGGCCTGGAAGTCCCCGTAAGTGTCCCGAGGTTTGGGCGTACCGCGGCCATCGAAGGTGTCGATGCAGTGGACCTGCTCGGCAACCCGGGCCATCCAGATCGTCGAGCGGCCACAGAAGGAGCCAATCTCCAGGACCGTCTGGCCCTCGGCGTAACGAGCCAGCAACTTGCCCTCCGCCTCGGTGAGCCAGCCCTCGACACAGGGGATCTCTGGTTTCAAAGGGCCTTGAATCTTGCCGCGTTGCAGGAAGACGTCGTCGGTCTCCAGGCTCCCCCAGTACTGGTCGTTGGGGAAGGGAAACTCGCCCATGTGTGAAACCTTGACCCGCCGGGAGACCATCACCTTGCCCCCCAGCCGACCGACCTTACGCGAGAATTCCCAGTCCTCGGGACGGACCTTGGTCGAATAACCGATGAGTTTGCCCTCCTTGTCGCGGTCGGCAAAGATGGCGTTGCGAATCTCGAAGTTCACGGCCAGCGTGCCATCGGGGTTCAGGGCGTGGCGCCACGGTTTTGTGAAGTCGCAGACCCAGCAGCCGGTGTTGGCCAGCAGCAGGTGGTTGGGATAATCGCACTCGGCCGCGCCGAACAGGTCGGGGAGATTGAGCGTTTCCTTGACCGTGATGCGGCGGAGCACGTCCCAGGGATCGTTGGGATCGTCGATGGCCGTGGAAGTCAGACCGTTGGTGTCCTTGATGGCCACCGACGCCGCCATGACATCCGCTCCCGTGGCCGCCAGATCGTCCAGCAGTTGATCGAGCCACCAGTCAGCGGGCACCACGTCCGAGTGCATCATGGCGAAACGGCTGATGTTGTGCCCTTGCAGCTGCAAGTTGAGGGCATTGCACCAGTGGTAGTCAAAGGCCTGGCCCAGGAGAGATCCACCGGCGTCGTCCTGGATGCGCAGCATGTTCTTGTAAGGGCCGGTGGGACTCATCGACCGCGCCCAGAACTGGCGAGCCGCCTGACGGTGGGGATAACCGTAGGACGGCATGCAGCAGTACAGGGCGGGCGGCGCTTCGCCATTGACAGAGGTCATAACGGGCTTGCTCCGAGAACGCAACGGCCGGGTACGAAAGCGACCCTTCATGCTTGCTCGACCGGGGTGCCCGGATCGAACTTGATGGTCACCGCCGCTCCCGAGGTGATGCCCACGTCGATGGACCCAGCCGCCAGCGTGGTGCCGTCGGCATTGGACACCCGGCAGGACACGACCGCAGTGCCCAGGGGGCCGACCGCCTTGACGAGGCAGGACATGCCATCGGTCGCCGGAGTCAGACTGATCAGCGTCGTCAGGTCCACGGCCCAGCTGACGCTGCCGGGGGGTAAGGTGGTGGGGTTGCCCATCTTGTCGTAGGCCGTGATGGAGAACGTTGACTGTTGGCTATCCGTCATCGTGAACGTGGCCATGAGCGGGCTCCTGGTCAGGGGACAGTTGAAGATGGTAACAACGGCCGGAGGGGCTGCCGGCAGAGACGGCGGGACGATGGACTTGAGCGGCGTGGGCTGCTCTGAAGTGGGACCAAACCCCGGCACCAGCCGGAGCCGGTAGGACGGCACGCCCTCGCAACAGCAGCAGCAGCAAGCATAAATGGCGGATGCTCCTTGATCAGCAAGTGAACCGGAAAGGAACCTGCTGCCAACGAATCAGGTCACCGCCTGGACCGTCACGGTGTTGGCGATCGTGAATTGATTGCCCGGCTTGTAGTGGCACTCGTCGCCGAGGCAGATCACCGTCACGAAATGTCCCGCCGTGGTGAACTGGGGTACGGGCTGGACATAGCGGGTTCCTGCCGGGAGTTGGTCGGCACGGATTTCCAGCGTGGAGATCGTGTTCGCGGCATTCGTGTTCACAGGAACAGACCCGGCCACGTTGCTTGGGCCTGCCATGTTGGCGTTGGCCGAGGCCTGGAAGTAGAGGTTGTAGCTGCCGGGGTTAACTCCCTCAGCGACGATGCACATGAGCCGGCGGATGTTGCTCATGTCGATGCCGGCGATGCTGTTGTCCGTGTTGGCGGTGTGGTTCGTGGGCGGGATGTATCCCACGAAGGCGAAGCGTTCGGTCAGGGTTTCCGTGAACATGTTTTCTCCTCCGTAGGTAGGGTGCTAATCCTCAAAGAGCAAAAGTTGCTTCGGGTCCCGTCGAGTCTTGGTCATCCTCTTCTGACGCCTATGTGACATGGCAGTCATTTTTGCCCTTCCTTCTGGCGAATTCGCCCTCTCTCTCTGCTTGGCCACCATCTTCGCTCGATATTCCGGATCTTCCCAGCACTTACGCCTAGCCGCAGACACCTTGGCCTTCGTCTCAGGAGATCTCTTCTTCCCCTTCATAGCGGCCTGCATCTTCGCTCGTATTTCAGGATCCGACCACTGCTCGCAGGCTTGCTCAGCTTGTTTCGCTTTGAACTCCTCAGAACGCTTCCTACCTGTCTGCGAGGCTATAATCCTGGCATTGATCTCCGGATCCGCCCTCATCTTCTTTGTCCGAGCCGACGCCGCTGCTCTGCGCTCAGAATCACGCCAAGCTTCCAGTCGAGACGCAGATTGCTTCGCTTGATACTCCGGATCCGCCCACTTCTCAAGAGCGTCCTTGGATAATCGAGCCTTCTGTCTTGGGTCAGAAAGCGTTCGTCTCAACGCTTCAGACTTTTTTGCCTGTTTCTCTTTGTCTGCTCCTATTTCTTCAGCCATCTTCGTCATCTTTATTCGGTAATCTGGATCAAGCCACCGTTTTCGGCCTGATTCAGTCATTTTTCGTTTCTTTACCTCTCGTGCCTCTGGACTAAATTCCTGCTCACGTTTTCGAGCCCCCCTACGACAGTTAGCTCGACCTTTGGACGAATACTTTACTCCCAAAGTGCCCTGAGCCGTTGGAGAGAGGTTGTACACATACCGACGGTCCTTGGTCCAGTAATGGTCGATCCACTTTTGTTCGACCTTCCGAATCTCTTCCTTGACTGGCGGACACCGTTCAAGAATCTCGAAGACGAACGCCTTGGACCCGTACTTATTCCAGGCACTCTGCAAGTGTCGGTTCGGGTGGCTCCCTGCTCGAAGATCCTTCCGATGACTGGCCTGCCGGATCGTAAACGACTTGTACGCGCCGCCGATGTAGCGCTTGCCGTTCACCATGTTGATCCAGGCGTACGCACCCGTTTTGTACCGAGTCTGCGTCATGGCATCACCCCTTGTCGTGATCCTTGAAGTGGAGGCGGCGACAGCCGGTCAAGGTTCCGGTGTTCGGTAGCTAGCCTAGTCGCCGCCCAAGATTCTCCTATTCTAGGGAAACCATTCCTAGGTCAGTTTGACGAAAGGACTCACCACCGTTGTCCCATCGGCAAGAGTAACCGGGCTCGATAGCATCGGTTTAGAATCTAAACGAAGCCAGATTCTGAAGTCTGTCTGGAAGGAAGCAAAGTGCGAGTGCGGTGACACATCCACAAGAGTTTGCATGCGTAATCCAACAACATATAACCACGGGTCGATGAGCATGACATCGCCATCGTTCCCTAGTGACAACAACTTGTCAGTGACGAACAAAGGACGACCGAAAATCGAACCGACGTTGGCGAAGTCGTGATGTCCCGAGAGGTTCTGGATGTAGTGAGGTATCTTGAATATTTGAACAAGCGTTGATGGGCTACAAGCCCAGATACAACGCTCCCAGGATTGTGGGAGTAGGGCGGTCGCCATTCTACTTAAATCCGTGTCCTGCACAGTCGCGGGCACACCTCGCGAAACGGAAACAGTCCCCGGAGCAATCCGCATTCCCAGGGGCATGGACACGCTGGATCCCATTCCCTGAAAGAAGGCATATTCAGAGTACCAAGCAGCAGCACGCCCAAACATCTCGATCAGGGCATCTTCACCCGCTGGTCCCGTGTCCATAAGAAATTGGTTTGAAGTAGTTGCTAGACCAAGCATGTCCCAGGTTTTCAGTTCCAATTGCCTGAATTTCGGATCAGCGATCTCCGAGGGTGTCTGCGAACTGCCCCACTTGAAGGAGACCGAGCCGAAGAGGTTACTGACTCCCGCCACGCCGCCCACGGTCTCCGCATCGACCTTGGGCACCCGCATCTCGGCCGCATTCATGGGGATGATGTTGGCCCTGGGCCAGACAAAGGTGTTCTCCGAGATCACCTTCATCATCCGCAAACTGTAGTCCATGGGCACAAGGTAACCACCCGCCGCGCCGGCGTTCTCGCCCAGGGCCGCCTTGGTCACCGTGGATCGTTTGGCCGTGACGTACTCGGAGCCATACACCTTGGCGAGGGTACGGCGGGCGGTGTCCTGGGTCGAAGCCTGAGCGGTGTCGGCCACGGCCTGGAGGAAGCCCGTGAAGGATCGGCCGCTGTCCTTCTTCTTGACCTGATAGCCGGCACCTTCCAGGTAGAGACGAGCCAGATCGATGAAACCAGGCTCCGGTACCGAGGGAGATACCTGCTGAGGGGAAAAAACCCCTCGATCCAGAGCCTGGCGTGACTGTGCAAGGGCCATGAGGTTATTCCATGACGTAGCCGGTGATGCCGCGGCGATCCATCTCGGCGGCCAGTTCCTCGGGGCTCGACTCCTCCAGGAGCCGAGTCAGACAGTTGTTGAAGGCCTGACGCAGTTGCTGCTCCGTGGCCGCCTTCAGGGACACCTCGGTCCAGTCCGGCTTGGGCTTGGTACCCGCAGCATGCACGGAGGTCGTGTGCGGAGCAGCATGCGTCTCCGTCTTCTTCGGCTCGTATTTCTCTGCTGCCATGGGAAAATCTCCTCGCTTCTGCTAGAATCTTCCTGGGGTGTGCGACGGCACCGCAAGTGAGTGTTGCTTACTCAACATTCAGCCCCTTCAACTTCTCTCTCACCCAGTAAGGGGTGTCTCATGCCGCAAGCCGCCGATGGTTTCAAACTCTGCACCCAGTGCCAGAACACCAAGCCCGTGGACCAGTTCTATCCAAGCAAGATCAACAGCGATGGTCTATACTCCTGGTGCAAAAGCTGCGTAACGGTAAAAAGCCACATCAGCCGTCAGTCTCGCCAGCCACGAGAAGCCACCGTGACATCCAAGTTCTGTCCCGACTGTGGAGAAACCAAGGCTGCCTCCGAGTTCTACATCAGCCGTTTCGTCGGTCCAGACGGTCTCTCCTACTGCTGTAGACCTTGCATGCAGGAACGTAACCGACAAAGAGCAGGTGTCATCAAGGTTTCCGAACCGATCCGACCCGCCAACGGCCTCAAAGTCTGTCCCGGTTGCCAGCAAGCCAAACCTTTTCATGACTTCTCCACCAATCGTCGCCGCAAGGACCACCTTGACGTTTACTGCAAGGAATGCACCAAGCGACCCGCCCTCAGTCGTTACTTCAAGCATCGCTACGGCATCTCCCTGGAGGAATACGAAGCAATGCTCAAGAAGCAGGATGGCCGTTGCGCCATTTGCCGTCAGGAAGAATCACACATCCACATGGGAAAAGTCTCTCGTCTGGCTGTTGATCACGATCCCACCACTGCTAAACGACACAGTAAACATGGCAAAGCTCGTGAACTTCTCTGTGAGAAATGCAACCGAGCCGTAAACGGCCTGGAGCACTTCATGCGGTCCGGTTTGCACGCTGCCGCAGTCTCCTATTTGCAGAAACACGGGGTTAATAACAGAGACAAAGACTCCACTTTGTGATACTAAGCATGTGCCTGAAACGACACAAAGGGTGACACGATAAAGCCTTCGGCGTCGTGAATGACATTGTTCAGCCACGGCTTGCCATCGCATCTTGCGATAACTCGCCATGCTAATTGATTGTTTCTGAAAAGGTAATGGGGCGAAACGTCGATCTGCATGTCCAATCTCGTACCGATGACGTAGCGGCTCCAGTCCACGAGGATGATGCTTCCCGACACGGAGGCGGCGATGGCCGGTAGCTTCTCTGTGAAAAAGAGCGGTAAGCCGTTGAGGAAGGCGTTGGGCATCTTCATGGCGGCGGGGCCGCGCGCTGTATCGCCGTAGGGCGTCACCCAGACGAGCCGCGCGCCCGTGTCGGCCACACCGGCTGTGGAGGTGTGATCGACCATCTTGAGGAGGTAGGGCAGCAGCGACTGATGCGCCACCCAGCAGGCATCGTCCCAGCTGCGGATCTGGAGACGGCTCATCATGGCCACGGCATCGGAGTAGACGAAGCCGCCCGAGAGGGTCGTGGTCGCCGTCTGCACGTAGGTGGCCGGCGCGTTGAGGACACCCAGAGGCATCGTCGAGCCGGCACCCTTGCCCTGGAGGAAGGCGAACTCCTTGTACCAGGTGATGGCCTGGCCAAAGAGCTGCGTCAGGAGGGCGTCGAGGCCGATGCCGTTGTCGGCGAGGAGTTGGTTGCTGGAGACGGTGTAGAGAACGAGATCCCAGGCCACCCACTCGGATTGACGGAAGGCGGGTTCCGTCTCGTTGATGGTCGCCGCTTCCGGCTGCCACTGGGCCAGGATGCCGCCGAAGTACGGTGATGTCCCGGTCGCCTGGGTCGTGGTCACGTCGAGCATGGGCCACTGCGCCGTCCGACTGTTCATCGGGATGACCTTGGCGCGCTGCTCGATGAAACCGTCCTCGGCGGCGATCGTCAGGAGTTCATTCATGAACTGCGGTGGGATGACGTATCCCCCCGTCTGGCCGGAACCCTCGGCCAGGGCCACCTTGCGGACCTCGGCACCGCTCAGCCCCCAACGGGGACCGGAAACGCCGACCGAGGCGGCCTTGGATACGGGACAGAAGCCGAATTCCTTTTCGAGGTTGTCGTTGTCGTAGGCATCGGCCATCCCCTGAGAACGTGCCATGGCACGAGCATCGCTGTTGCCTGACATGGCGGCCAGCTTCAGGAGGGCCGGACCCATGCCCGACAGGCGCAGCTTGCCGTTGGACTTCTTGGCATAGATGTCGCTAGCGACGTGCGCCCCGTAGGCGTCCCCGAGGGCCTTCAACTGCTCCACCGGCCACTCACGCTGGGAGTGTTGCGACCAGCCCTGGCGACTGTGGCCATCACCCGCCAGGACCAGGCTGGGTTTCTTGCCTCCAGCCGGTCGGGATGCCGAAGCCTCCAACGCCTTCTTCAGCTCCCTCACCTCGGAAAGGAGCGCCGTGCCTTCTGCCATGGTTGAATCCTCTGTAAAAGGGAGAAGGGGCTGTCGCCCCGACGCTCCGTTAATGGGTAATTCCGTATTCCTTGAACATCCTCTTCACTGCGGCAAATTCATTCAGGGCCGCCTGGTAATCCCTGTCCACGACGGGCGGGGCGGCCTTCGCCGGTGGACGGCGCGCAGGCGGTGCTGCTGCACGCCGGCTCTTGTTGTACGGTGCCGGCCTGGTCCCCTCCGAGAGGCCCTGGGGCGTCCCGGAGCCAACGATTTGCGCCCGACTGCGGCTGTCGGCCTGGCGCTGGCCTCTCTCCGATAGAGTGTCACCGCTGCCCCCGTCGCTCTGCGTGCGACCCTTGTCGGAGAGAGCGCGCCCTCCCCCGGAGTTGCGTTGATAGCGCCCCTTGTTCGACAGTTCCTTGGCCACGTAACCCAGCCGCTCCGCATGGAACTTGGCCACCGTGCGATAGGCCTTGGTCACGGCCACGTCCGTGGAGATGTCCGCCAGGAATTCCCCGGCACCACCCACATCACGGATGAGTTGCTTGTTGTAAGGCGCGGGGCGTTCGCCCTCGTCCAGCTCCTCGGAGTGTCCGGACCCCTCAATGAACTCGCCGGTGGTTGGGTGCTCCAACTTCTTGCGGGGTCGCGGCGGCGCGTTGGCCTTGAGATACTGCTCCTTGTTGTAACGGACGATGTAGGTTCTGCCGTCGGGCGTCCGGCGCAAGCGGCCGACCTTGTGGATCATCATCTTGCCCGACTTGGGATGCCGGTAGCGCTCCAGGATCTCCTCGGTGTCGGCATCGGTGTCGGGGATTCCTGAATCGCCCTCCATAAGTCCTCCCTTGCCGGCCTGAGACCGGTTGTTGAGATAAGGAGCCTGACCGGCGTCCTGGGGCTCCGTCGCGAAAGCCTCTTCCTCAAGCCGGGGCGTCGGGTAAAGCCCCTGGCCTTCCTCGTCGGGTGTCATCTGCTCGTCGTAGGGTGCCTCCGGAACCGCCGAGGTGCCGTAATCGGAAGCCTGCCCCTCGGTGTTGCCGTTGAAGGGCGGCGTGCCCAGGTTGTTGGCGTCCGCCGTCCCCTCCGAGCGCATGTTCATGTTGGCACTGTCGATCGGCGCTTCTTCTCCCATCATCCAGTCGGGGGCCTCCGACTCCGGATAGGCCGACTCGTCAGGCGGCGTCGGCGGCGGGGGTTGGTGTTCCTCGGGGATATTCCCTCCCCCCACCATACCGGCTTCACCTTCCAGGCCGATGTCCGTGGGCGGCGGCACCTCGGTTTCAAGGGCCTTGCAGAGCTTCTCCATCTCGTAATCCGGATGGTGCTCGCCCAGGGCCATGCTCAGGTCTTCCATGGCCTTGGCGTAGTGCATCTTGTGACCGTCCAGCCAGGCCTTCATGGCCGGGTTGTCCATGTTGGTCAGTTCCTGGTCGAGGTAGTCCATGGCCGCCTTGTTGTGGGCATAGAGACGGGCCACCACGGCGGCGGAAGGCTTGGGATTGAAGGGCTCGCTTTCGGCTCCCTTGACGCCGGCACCGACTCCCTCCGGCGGCGTCGCTTCTCCCACTTCGCCGAGAGGTTCTCCACTGAGGTTCTTGCCGGCGTCATAGGCTTCGGGAATCCCTTCCCCCTCCTGGTACGCGCCGTACTGCGTGGGAGCCTGGGATTTGCCTGCCTCGTGAGCCTGCGGGATGCCTGTGTCTTCGTCCTCGGTATCCTCGATGGGGGGTGCCGCTTTCCGCATGGCTTTTCTCCGTGACTTGGCCGTGGCCGAGGTCTTCTCCGCCAGTCCCATCCCCGCACAGGTCGGGCAATTGCCCGTCCCGTCACACTGATCGCACTCTTCACCCTCATGACCGTGATAGCCGGTGCCCTGGCAGTGAGAACAGTTCCCTGAGCCATCACAGGTCGGGCAGGATTCGTAGCCGGGGGCCTCGTTGTCGGTGAGTTCCGAGCCCTTACCGTTGTTCTCCTCGACCTTGCCCGAGTTCGTCAGGTAGCCGCCGGCCTGCGAGGACGTGGAGGTCATGGCCTTGCTGCCCTTCTGGCTGCGCCCACAGGCGGCACCGAACATGCCCCGCTGAGCTTCCGTCAAAGGCTTGCCATCTATTTCGCCGTCACGCATAATTTGACACGCTTTCGCGCTATCCACATCGGCAGAGGGTTGTTCCTTGTACACCGCATCGCGGTCGTCGTCCTCGTCAAGGGCCTGGGTTCCCGGACGAATGCCCGCGGCAGGGTTATCCGGAGGCCGCGAGGTGCCGTCTTCCATGAGTGCCTGGTTGATCATCTTTTCCTGATTGTGACACTCACAGGGCCAGCCTTTTTCGCAGTTGTGACAGCAGTGTTTCTTCCTCATGGGGGCCTCCTTGGGGAGAGGACACCAACCACCCCAGCAACCCTTGGTCTGGGCCGCATAGGCAGACAGTCCTTTTTGCAGACGAGGGGAGATGAAGGATTTTTCCGAGTCCAGAGCATCACGAACGGCACCGGCACACGAAGGAATGCCGACGATACTCCACTCGGTCAGCGAGTATTGCTTGAACAGCCAACCAAGGGGCATGCCCATCGGACGGTTGCCGTGGGTCTGCGCTTTTTCGACTTCCTCGCGGCGATAGGCCTCGATGGGAATGAAGGCAATCGACGCGGCGGACAGGATGCCACGCCTGGCCTTCCCATAGATGAAATCCGCATCAGGATCGGCACGGTCGAAGTAGCAAATAGCCTTGATGCGATCCTGCATCGGGAAGACGGTGACGCGACCATGCCGATCGCGGGAGACACCGATGGGTATCTCTAAACTCTGATGGCCAAAGAAGACCACCGGATTGGCACTGTAATCTTCCAGATGACAACCCGCTGGCACAACAAGGTCGCCATCGCGATCTTCCTCGAACACCGAAACCGTGAAGGGCATGGCACCGGTGCGGTCATCGGCTTCCTGGGGCTCGGCAGCGCCTGATCGGCCCATGCCCAGCGTGTTGCGCTTGTAGACGTAGGCGTAGTTTTCCCGGGTGGCGATCGTATCTTTGACCTGGAGACGACCCGACTTGAGCGCCTGGGCAAAGCGCTGGGGGCGCGCGGCGATGTCAGCGATAAGAACCTGGAGGGAAGACACGTTGACGGACAACCCTCAGCATGCCGGCTACTCCCTCGTGTAGCCCTCAGGGGTAAGCGTGGCAGGCCGGTGAGGAGCCGGCTTTTCGGTTGCAAGCCTAGCCACGCCGCGATGACGGCGCGAGTTACATGCTCCAGCGATCAGGTGGGCGCGGTGTAGGAGATCAGCACCCCGTTTTTGAAGACCATCTGCCCATTGGTCCCCGTGGGGGTCAGCTTCTTGAGCGTCATGGTCTGGGTGTGGGTCATCGAGACATATTCCTTGGTCACCGTGTTGTTATCATGGTTGTCCGCCGGCAACTGGGGGGGGGTCGGCGTGGTTCCCAGAAGTGCCATGACCAGGGCCCTTTCCGCGAGAAGTTGCTGGACAATCTCCGTAAGCGTAATCAGGGTAACGGCAAAAGTAAAGACTCACAACGCTTTTTTGGGCACGAGGTAGACCCGCGCCTGGC